AATTCATTTCATCTATTTTGATTTGTAAAAACTTATCTATATGTTTGTATTTTTTTATTTCATCTCTTTTCTTTAAATAACCTACATAATTAGCAATTAAATTAGTTACTACATACATATATTTCATTCTGTTTTCTATCCTTTTCTTTGTTTTATAATGCACAAAAAATTGAAGTATAAATAAGAATGAAAATATTATCAATATTGTATTCATAAAATACCTCCATTTATTTTTTGTCCTTTTTATCTTTTTTTATATAACTATCTACAATTTCTTTTAAAGTTTTAACACTTTCATTGTATGCTTCTTCAACTTTTTCAAGTGAAGTTTTATTAGTCTTTTCCAACGATTTTATAACACTTCTGGAATAAAGAAAGAATATTAAAGTAAAAATAACGGAAATCCCGGAAACTGGATCCATTTCTAGTAATTTATTTAATATAATAGAAAAATTGACTTCATTCATTAATATGACTCCTTTAAATTATTTTCTCCATTTTTTGATTTAATTATACCACATTTTATCAAAATTTGACAAAAATAATTATTCTTCTAAATTTTCAATTTTTTTCCACAGTCATTATTCAATTGTCATTGTCCTATATCTTTTTCTGTTATTTTATTTCAAAATGAGGTGTATCGTGCATTTTCCAGTTTCCGCCCCACTCGATATTTACTCCTTTTTCTTTTGCTATCTTTAAGATATGCTCGGATATAATTTTTAATTTCTTATCGTCATATCCTTCATCTGCTGTAAACTTCCTGTAAACTCCATTTTCTATTATCCCGCAAGGGAAAATGTCGACAGCATGGCCAAAGCCGTCTGATTTAATTTGATGGTTAGATTTCGACTTGTAGCCATCACAATTTGTCACCTTTCTTCCAGGCTTATTTCTTCCAAGCTGATAAAGTTCATTCTGTTCTTCTGCTGTTCTAGCTCCGTCTGTAATTCTAAAATCAAATGGACTGTTTTTAATAGCTTCTTTCATGACCTCAACAAGTTTCGGATGTACTTTTAACATCTTATCCAGACTTGTCTGACCAAATGAATATTTTGCTTTTCCACTCCCTTCTATTTCTTCAGTAGTTAATATTACAGTTAATCCTTCAACTTTTACATCTACTACTTTTAATTCTTTTCCATCATTTAAAAATTCACTTCCTATTAAATTTCTTACTTCCATTTACATCACCTTTTCCTTTATTAATTCCAGTTCTTTCAAATATTTATAAAGTCTGGAAGGATTAAATTTATGATAACCTTTATATTTAAGCTCTATAAAATTCCATGTCAGGCTAAACTGTAAAGCATAATCTATCGCATTTAAGCAAAATTCACTGCAAAAATACTTCTTTTCATCTTGCGAATTTAAAAACCATAAAAATTGACTTCCTAAAATTCCTTGATAATCATATCCTGCACCTTTTACTTCTTCAAAAAAATCTAAAATATCTTGTGCTTCTATGCATTCATCCAGTTCATATATATCAAAGTTTTTTTTGTATTTATAAACCTGTTTTCTTACTCCACCTGGATTTGCAAGATATACTTCATTGTTATAAATAAACTCACAGTGCGAATAATTTCCTAGAGTCCAAGCAGATATTAAAAATCCTATTAAGCTTTTTGGCCTGTGAAAACTAATGTATAATTTGTTTTTTTCAAGCTGCATATTACCTCCTTATTATCCAAAGCGACTAACTGAAATATAATCAGGACACTCATAGTAAGTTTCTTCTTTATTGTCCTTATACTTTAAAACAACTTGAGGCGATATCTCAAATTCTGCAAAAAGTTTTTTTAAGACCTCAAAATTATCTTTTTCTGCATTTTCATCTTTAAGATCCCAATTCAAATTTCCTAATATTGCATATAGGAAATCTTGCCCCACTTCTCTATCATCAAAAACAACTTCAAATTTTAAATCACTGTATTGTGGCTGACTCCTTTTTACTCCCTTGAAATAGCAATGATAAAAATATTTATACTCGTTGAATAATTCTAATAATTTATGATTTCGTTCTCCGTATTCCTTAAAATCAAGTTTTACATCATCATAAGTTATTGTTTCTTTAGTTTGCCCAATTTTCCAGGATATTGAGACCCCACTAATTTGTGCTGTTAAAATATTATCATAAGACATTTTAAATTCCCAGTTCCTGAATTCACATCTTTCAAAAAAATCTTCAAGTTCTTCTAAAAATTCTTTTGTAAATTCTTTAGTGTCCATATTAAGCACCTCCTTTCATGTTTTTATTCGCGTGTTTTTCTTACGAATAATCTCACGATTAATTCCAAAGTTTTTCAAATTCTTCTCTTGCGTTAAATAGCTTCAGCTCTTCATCTGATAAAGTTTTAAGTCTAGCAATAATTTCACTTTCTGTTTTTATCGCTTTGGATAGTTGTGATTGCATATGAAATGCCATTAGTTTAAAGTCATCAAGTGTCAGATTCGGATAAACATGTTCCCTTGTGTCTTTATCTATCAATTTCCATTCACTTGTTTCTTTTCTACCAGTTATTGTCAGCAACAAAATCAGACTTGTGAGACTATCCCTGTCGCCTTTTTCCCTATTTTTTTGTAAATATTTACCTTTAAAAATAAATTCCTTTTCAGAATATTCAACCTTTAATTCAGATAATTCTTTTATTATCTGCTCAAGCTTAAAATCTTTATTAAATACAATCTCTCCATCTTTTATTGTCTCGCATTCCTTTAATTTTACGATTTTCCCGCCTACAAAATAGTTATCAGGAGCAATCTCTACTTCCTGATATTCTATTTCTTCCACTACGTCTCCCGCCATCGTTGGGGCTATCATAGATGCATCTTTATTTGTGCTTAATACTAATTGAGTATCTTTGTTATACATAACTTTAAGAGTATCTTTATCAAATTTCTTAAGCTCCTCGTACCAGTCTTTATTATCTTTATCAAAAATACCATAATATTTAAACCCATCATCAAGCTGTTTCACTTCAGTTCTTTCAACTATAAATTTCATTTTCACTCGCTCCTTTTATCCTATAGGCACATTAAACCATGTGCCATTTCTCAAAAATTGTAAGGCTCTACTGTCTATCCTTATATGATCCTGAGTAGTTCCATAGTCCCTGCTTACATTTACGACAACATATCCAGCACGTTCATTTTTTGAGTTAATTCCATCACGTATCCATCCCACCATTCTGACATCATGAAGTCTGTTGACCTGTGCATCGTGTGCTTTATTCCATGCGTCGATTGTTTTGTTCCATGTCTCAGTTATCCTATTATGTGCATGTTGCATGTCATGATTATCCATGATTTCACACCAGTTACCGCCATTCCGATTTGGAACTTTATAATAAGCCCTACCACCATTTACGTGAAAACAGCCCATATAATCTCCATTTTCTAAGTACATATATAAATGCCTTGGTGCCCAGCAGTCAGTACTATTACCTCTTAATACAAAATCACTATTGTTAGTATTTCTGTACCCTTTTGAAAACGGAATATAAGGCGACAAATCAGGCTTTGGTGCTATCTCTTTAATTTTTGCATACGTTATTATCCCTGCTTTATTTTCTTCCGCAAGATCTGTGTATTTTACTCTGTTTTCAAGTTCGTCATTTATAATTTTATTGTCCTCAACAAAATCAACTCTCTTCGGATATTCACTTCCTATCCATTGATTTAATCCTAAACTTGTTTTTTTCTGTGCTGGCATTTTTTTACCTCCTATTCCTTATATTTTTCTCTCTCTTCCCATGTCAGATTTAAACTGTCCCAAGCGTCCCAAGTTTTATTGTATCTGTCGAACTCATCCCAGGTTATGTAGCTGTAAACTATTTTGTAGCCCAGATGAGCGGGCTTATTCAGTTCTATAAAATTGATGAAATTATTTAAATTGGGCGGAATCCCATATATACTTGTAAACTTTATGATAAAGTAATACTCGTCAAATACTTCTGTCACTTCAATTTCCCCATTTGTAAATATCCTGGCCTGTTCTTTTAAGTTATCTGGGGAAAATATCCGTTTTGACAGCAAACGGAACAGAATTCTCTCCCTTCTGTCCTGCAGGCTCAAACTTAAATCTGTTTCCAGGTTCATGAATTTTTCGTATTTCAGTACCTGCTCCTCATTAAAAAAGTTTAAAAATATAAACTCCCTGTATTTCTCAATATCGTTTCTTATTTTTTGAGCCTCTATTATTAAACTTTTTATCAAGTCAACCTGTAGACTGTTCCTTGCAACTTTGGAAATTACTTTTATTTTATTGTTCATTAATAACAACCCCCGTCACTATTAATATTTCATTCCTATCTACAGTTATATTTTTGCTATCGTTATTTATCAGAACTTTACAATCTTCAACTCCATTAATGGATAAAACTATTTTTTCAACCCTGTTAATTGATAAAACTTCCTTGCTGTTTAAAGTGTATAGTGCCGAGTTATCTTTTATCATTTGCTTTATTTTTGAACTGATTAGATCCGATACAGTATTTAACTTTGTTCCCGGACTTAAAATAACGCTTACGGATATGGCAATATTCTTGCCATCAAAACTTGTTACTGTAACGTTGGCTCCGATTGGTCTGCCATCAATTTGTTCTATCCTTCTTTTTACCTTTTGTATCAGTTCGTTATCGGCCAAAGTGTTGTTATAGTTCGAGATTCTGACTCTTACTGTTCCATTCCCATTCCACAGCGGTTCAACTAACACTTTACCCACCCCATCTATTTCCTTTGCCCATTTTTCATAATCATATATATTACCGCTATGTGCAGGTTTTAATATCCTTTCCTTTGCTCTTGATATTAAACTGTCATTAGGCTCTTTTTCATAGCCATTCGTGAAAGCTTTTTCATTAGTCACTGTGAAGATGTCGGCATTAGCTATTTCAAAATTTACTATCTCACCAATAGCACAATTTCCAACCTCCCCAATTTGCAAACATTCCACCTCAGCAATTGCTTTTCCGTTGAATGCTATAGTTGTATCATAAAGTAGTTTATACTTTGTGCTGTCCGTTTTCAATACTATTGCTCCTGCAGATATTGTAGTGTCAGCTTTTCCACTTATTAATATTTCTCCTCTTGCCTTAGTTCCTTGCTTTCTGGTCACTCCAAAAAGCATCGCATGATAATCTATAAACTCGTCTTCTGTCGCCGTATCAATGAAAGTTTGATTGACCCAGAATTCTAATGACTTATATATACTTTCAGCTTCTATCCCATAAGCACTTGCTATATCAAAATTAAAAGTTCCCTCTATTTTGGAAAAATTATTTTCCAGATTAGACAGAAAATTATTTCTAGCTTCTACTTTATTCAATATAATCCACCTCGCTCTCCCCATAAATAGTAGATACATTAAAAGATACTTTTAAATGATTGTCATCACTGTTGTACTTTAATTCAAAATTATAGCAGTCCAAAATATACGGATTGACCAGCAGGCAATCTTTGATTTCTGAAATAATCAATGCATTTTTCACGCTTTCCTGGTATATTGTACCGATATGCACATCCAAGTTATTTCCGTAACTGTCAGAGTGTATTCCGTAAAAATTTCTTTTTGTTTTAAGTGCTTTGAATATCCATACTTTAAGTGCTTCTTTTTTCGTCACTTCAATAAGGTTATCTCCATTTTTTAACGGTTCCAATGTACCAAAATCAATCGCATATTCTGTAAAAATAGGTAATTCCTCTTTTTCTTTTTTCCCGTCCTGTTTTAAAAACAATGTTTCAAAGTCCATAATCACACTCCCTCTATTGCGTTACTTGGCATTTTTACTATTTTACTGACTACCACATAATGTACGCCTAATACCAATACCAGCACTTCATCCCCGACTTTTAAAGTATCCTCAAACCATATATCTTTGTGGCTTTTATATGTTCCAGAACCCTTAACTGTTGAATGATCATGAGTATGCTGAGCTGGTCCGTTAGCAACCGATGTTTGTGTAGTCGTGTCAATAGTTATCTCGTCAATCACACCGTCTATCTTGTAGAATCTGTGATAATTCGGTAATAAAAAATTAGAGCAGTAAATCTGCTCCGGAGGTATTTCCACATTATCAAATTTTATTTTCAGTTCTGGTGGTGGACTGGTAACACTAGCCCTTATAAAATTGTTAGCCTGCTGTTGTACTCCGTTGTCAATCATATCGTTTAGTATCTCAAACATGCTCATTATTTACCACCTGCTTTTTTTCCTTCTTTTTCTTTTTTAGTTTTCTTACTTTTCTTACTTTTAGATTTCTTGGATTTTTTAGATTTCGGCTTGTCTTCAAATTCAGTTTTGTCCATCACATTCTCAAAAGCCAGCTCCACATCACAGTAATATACATCATTTTCCCAGATATGTGTGTCATTTTTTACTAAAAAACTGCCGACAAGGTTTGTGTGGGGTTCATGTATCCCTATCGAATAACCGCTCTGAATCAAAATGTTACCAAGACAAGTTATGTTTCCCGTTTTTTCAACGCTTTTCAGCATTTCTTTAGCGTTGTTAATATTATCCCTGTCCTTGTCATACTGCATCACTTTCTGAAATAAACCGTACTTCTCTTTATCATCTTTATTTTCCACTTTATCAACTATCTGCTGCTTTTCTTTTTCAGTCTTGTATATGACAATCTGATTTACCATTTTTTCGATATCTTCGCCGTACTTTGAGCTTTTTATATCCTGTTCTGAATGGAGCAGTACATCTGCCAATGCTCCCTGTTCTATTACTTCTATTTTCCCATCGTTACTGACAATCGAGTATATTTTTTTATCTTTCCTATGCTGTATCGTATAAGCGTTTAAAATTATCTGATACCCGCTACGATTAATTGCAGGATATGTGCAGTCAACTATATCTTTCGGTACAGTCCCAACTTCCAGCTTTAATTCCCCACAAATCTCTTTTAATATCTGGGATGGTTTTTTCTTATTGAAGTTTTTCACAAAATAGTTTTTATTAAGATATATGGAGTTATCAAAGCAGTTGAAAGTTTTAATTTGACTTTGCCCGGTCACTTCCACAGAAAAAACTTTACCTGTGAATAGTTTATCCTCATCAACATAGAATTCTACTTTATCTCCTAATTTAGCAATTGTAGCATCATCTAAATATTTTACTTCTAATGTCCGAGAAGTTCCATTTATTCCCCCTTTCCAAATAATTCTTTCAAATTTTTTAATATGTTCTTCGTTATTAACAATTATCTTTAACATTTTTCATTCCCTTTTACTTTTTAGAATTTATTAAACTTTCAATTTTTCCTTTTATCTTATCCTTCAATCCATTCTTAATATTTTCAAATCTCTCTTCCAGCTGATACTCTTTAATCGGCGAAGTTTTCCCAGTATGCCGCTCATAAAGTTCATTAGCATCATCAATTAACCTTGTCTGTTTCCTAGCTTCTATAAGATTAATTGAGATATCAACATCTCCCGTTCTTTCCTTTATCTCATAATCCAGCTGTTCAATATAGCATTTAAAATAGATGCTGTAATTAGGGATTATTAAAGTCAGAACCTCTTTATCATCCTTGTACTTCTCCAGTTTTTTTATACTGCCCATTGGTGAGTGGGGATTGAATAACATGTTATAGAATTTAGATTTTTTAGCAGGTAAAAACGTGGAAAAGCTTACTTTTTTTATATTTCTCTCCCCTACCAATGCTACTTCCCCAACATCCAAAATCTTTACAACTTCACTGTTCTGACTGCTTGTAATTTTAAAGTCTAATGGCGGTATCGTGAAAATAAACGGATCTGTATTGTACAGCAACATGAATATTGGCCTCATAACTTTATAAATTTCCTTTCCTGTTTATTGTGATGCCTGAATCTGTGCACGTAAATTCGACATCATGGTGTTATATGTATTCTGACTGACTTTTTCAGCTATCTGCTTAGCTATACTCTCAATTTTAGCTGTATCATTTATGGTTATGTTTGATAATTGTGCCGCTATTTGTGCATTAGCTTCATGATTAATAATTTGCTCTACAGAGACAGGTTGTGGCACTAATGGCTGTTGCATTGTATTTAATCTGCTATTCAAAAGATTCGGCAGGCCGTTCAAAGGACTTAATCCGGCGTTAAGGGCATTAGTTATAGCCGTAGTATCCAATGGCTGTAACGGGTTAGTGTTTTGCTGTTTAGATAAAAGCTGGGTAATCGCACTTGTTAATTGTACCGTTTTGTCCTGCTGCGTAAGGGCAACGTTCTGTTGTGATATCCCTAATTGCTGCTGTATTGCTCTCATATCCAATTTTATTACCGGCATAGATTCATATGATTTTCCTGCATATTCTTTTTCTGATCTTAAATCCGCTTTATGCCCCGTATAACTGTAGCCACTTTTTTCATATAACTTTGCTTTCTGTGAATCGTCAAGTGCTCCATTTGCGGCTCCCGATTTTTTATCTTTAGTTTTCATTAATTTTTTTACTATATCTGGTGTAAAATAACCAATTGCTCCACCTATTGCTCCACCTACTGCAGTTCCAACAGGTCCTCCGATTGCTGTTCCCAGTGAAGCCCCCCATGTTGCACCTTTTATTCCCATAAATCCACGCAATCCTACTTCTGCGGCTTTCACTATCCCTTCAGCCTTCCCTTTTAATTTATCAGGATCCAATGCTCCATTCTTTCGCCATTCATCAACTTTTTTCATAAAGTCTTCCATCCATTTAGTAGCTATCGGTGCGAAGGCTTCTCCTATGGATATCTTCAAATCATCTAATGTAGATTTAAATTGTGCTATCTTATTTGATGTTGTGTTACTCATGTCATCGGCAAATTTATCCGTTGCACCTTTAGCATTTCTCACGCCATTAGCTACCTTGTTATAGTTTTCTTCAGTAGTTCCCATAATGGATGCCAGTACCTTCATACCTTCTCCGCCAGCTATTACTGCCAAGTATCTGTTTCTTTCTTCCTGAGTAAGGTTAGCCGTAGCTTTCTTCAGTTCGTCGGATATTGTTTTTAACCCTTTGAATTTCCCCTGCTGATCATAAAGCTGTATGTTAAGGTCGGTCAAAGCATTTGCCACTTGTTTCGATGGATTAGCAAGTCTTCTGTAAATTGCCGCTAAGTTCCGCCCTGCTTGTCCTGACTTAATCCCATTATCCGCCAGTACTCCCAGTAATATATTCACATCTTCAAAGCTCTCGAAATTCCTTGAACTTGCCGCAACATATTTATATGACTCCCCTAACATCTGTACGTTAGTATTTGCATTGTTACTTGTTGCAACCATTACGTCCATCAGCCTGTCTACTTCGCCTATCGACATACCGAAAGCGGATAAGTTATCCGTTACTATGTCAGAAGTCTGGGCAAAATCACTTCCTGCAGCAATTGACATTTTTAAAAGTTTAGGTGTCATTTCCAGTACTTCATTTGTTTTCATACCCGCCATTGCTTGGTACATCTGTGCCTCTGCCACTTCCTGTGCTGTAAATTTGGTTGAACGGCCTAAATCTCTTGTCTGTTGCATGAGCTGTTTTTCCTGCTCTGCTGAAGCACTCATTATGGCTCTGTTTCTTCTTACCTGATCTTCCAAATCAGCATAAGATTGGAGAGATGATTTTAAAACTCCAACTACCGCAGTCGCCCCGATACCCACACCGACAGTTGCCAGTGCTCCTCTTACTCCGTTAAAAGTACCTTTTAATTTATCAGCCACCCCAGCAGCCTTATTTTTTAATTTCTCCAGTGAGCCCCCCGCCTTTTGTGCCGCACCTGAAAACTTATCTTTCAACTCAAGCAAAGCACTTAACTTATATTCACTCACCCTCTGCTACACCTCCAATCATAAGAAACATGAATAATAATTCTGAATTACTCAGTTCCCTTAAACTCTGTAAGCTGTGGCCACAATTTAAATAATGAGCGACTGTTCTTGTTTTCCAGTCGCCCTTAATTAGTTTTTTATTTCTTCAACCACTTCCTCAACAGTAAATTTTTCATTCCATCCAGCTTTTTTCATGAGTAGTTCCGAAATACCCGTTATTGTTGAATGGCTTAATACTTTTGGCACAACTTCTGCCGGATTCATTTCACATCCTAACTGAATGATTAATTTATCATCTTTAAAAATCTTTCCTGATGTATATACCAGTTCACTATCCTTATCTGTGCTGTTACCATTGGTTAAAATGTCCAATATTTCCATTCTGTTTAATACTTCCAGCTCTAAAACTCCGCCTAATTCTGCCACTTCAACCTTTACCGTTTTTTTCTCTGCCAGTTTTTTACTGTTTTCAAGTAACATTTCTATTGTTATGTTTTTCATATCATACCTGCCTTTTTATTTTATAGAATTTTCATATCTGACATCACCTGGGGTAAATCCGAAAGGAATCTCCTCTTCTACAATTTCCCCTCTTGAAAATTTAGCCAATTCAACCGAATTGAACCATACATTATCAATTGACACTCTTTCTTCCTGACCTCTTAAACTGTCCGGATCTTTAATAGATGTCACTATTCTGCTTCTGGTATCCTTACCCTTTGCCCAGTTTTCGAGTATTTTTTTACCACGGGTGTACACTTTATATATTGTCAAGGTGCCCTCGCCTTTTAATCCTGTAATCTTACTGTCAATTGAAAGCCCCAGCTGGACATCCGCTCTTTCAGCAGAAATTTTAGCCTCTATTGATTTCAGTTCAGCCACTCTTTCATTATCAAGCCATAATTCCCCATAAGCTCCCGTTATGGTTCTGTTTCCTCTTATATTTTCTGACATTTTATCAGCTCCTTTTTTATTACATTAACATCGACAGGCTAAGAGATGCCATTGTATCAGCAAACCTTACATCGCCTGTTAAATAAACATCATCACCCGTAGGATATTGTAGAATCTCCAACTCTGTCATAGTATCCGCATCTAATCCATCTGCTATAACTGTTCTTTTCTGTGCTTCAAAATCTATCTCCACTTTATTGTCATAATCTCCATTTAGTACATTCGGTGACATTTCTTTAAAATATACTTTTGTTACATTTGAGCAGAAATTCATTTTATTGTCATAATCACCAATATAATTCCCAATCCAGTATTTCTTGAATGTATCTCTTATGTCATCCACAATAAAGCACATTCCTTCAACAACTTTAATTTTTCTTGTGTCTTTTTTCCAGGTACTGTCAAATGTAATTTTAGAGTTAACTCCATAGTTTACCCTGACTGTATCTTCATCCATATACAGGCTGAATTTACCAATTTTAGGTTCATAGTCTTCAACTTCTTTCAAATCGTTCATAATGTGATTATCAGCACTACGGTTTAACGGCATACCTGCAATAAGTCCTGCTATGGCGGCTGAATATTCTTGTGCCGTAAAATCCCCATAAATGGATTTATATGTTCCGCCATTTGCAAGTTCCACAATAGCCACATGATCTGCCTTATTAGCGTGACTTGATACATATTTAACAGTTTTTCCAATTGGCCCGGTGTTTCCAAACTGCTGTTTTACCCAGCTTACAACTGTCTGGTCTTCCGCTTCTATTGCCTGCGGGTATGCCAGCCAGTTAAATTTTCTCATTTCTAAATCTTTTAGTACTTTATCTGTACTTTCCCCATTCTGCACAACTCTGACTAATACTTTAAATGCCCCATAATGCATGGCCAAATTAATGTATTTAATGCTGTCCGTATCCCAACTTTTAGTTTCAACATCCGCTATCGTTTTAAAGGTGTACCACTTTCCAGTGGCTTTTGTATCCTTCAAAATCAGGCATACGGTACCTCTTTCACTTCTTTGGATAGCTGTCGTTGCCAATGTTCTGAATTCAATATTAATGCTTGGACTCGCATTAATCTGTCCAACCTTTGCCATTTTATCACTCTCCTATTTCTTTAATTTTATTTTTAAATTTCTCATTATCTTGTAATTAAATGGAACCCCATTTTTATCAAATAATGATAATTTTTTAAACACCTCATCACTGATTAAATCATTATTCTCATCAAATAACGATACTTTATTACCTTTTTCATCAAATAACTCTAATTTTTTTAGCAACTCATATTCCGTTAATTCAGTGTTGTCATCATTCAATATTTTTCTTATTGTCTCAATACTATTGTCAAAAGTTCTCAAATCAGTCCCGTAGACATCAAATAAATCTAAATCAAAAATATAATGACCTAGTCCATCTACTATTTTCGTGCTATTATTTTTTAAAGTCAGATATCTATCCTTAACTTTTAAAATCTTATTTCCTTTAACTTCAAACATGTCATCTAAATCATCAAGCGCATTATATATTTCCGCTTTGTTATTTTCATCATTTTTAGGAATGTATGTAATATCTATACTAATAAATATTCTCTCTTTATAATTTGCAAAAAACTCTTTTTTATAGTCAATCACCTGAATAAAGTATGCTGGTCTGGATAATTTATTTATGCTATTAATTCCGACTTCCTCACCCGTAAAACTGTCTATTTTTCTACTTAACGATTTTATAAAATCCATAAATCTCATTATTTATCAAACTCCGCTTTTATTGTTGACCCTATTTCATCTTTAAATATAGGCTCTATTCTATCTATTGTTTTCTTTAACATAAACACACCAGGTACTACTTCACCTGTATCTTTACCAAAATACACTGCTCTGTGTCCATATTCAACGTGGTTCACATACTCCACATTGTTGTAAATTATCTGTTTAAAACTTCCACCATTTTCCCTATGCCAGCCCATTCTTAATTGACCTGTATCTGCTGGTGTTTCTTCTTTTACTTCTTTTATTGTTTGTTCAGCAACTTGTTTGAGTGTCATTTCTACTTTCTGTGGGGTATCAGTGGCCAGATTTTCTAATTTTTTTGCCAGTTTCTCCCAGTCGCCGCTAAGATTCATTTTTATCCACTTCCTCCACTGCTATCTCCTGATGTTCCAAAAAATCAGTGTATTTTATTGGTTTACCAGCTTTAAATTTATATTCTATACCGCCTTTATTTACTAATAAAATATCATTCTGCTTTATGTCTGCATCATTACTGACTAATATTTTATACGTGTTCCTGGAACTGTTTATAATTCCAGGTTCAGTAGCCCTTAAAATTCCTACGCTTAACTGGCACCTGATATTGGTGTAAATAACTTTCCAATCTTGTTCTGTCAGACCGTCTTCATCTTTTGATTTTGTACTTCTTTTGACCTCTACTATTGTATCAATATTAAAAAACTCGTTTAACATACCATACCTCCTATTTCACAACTCCGAGCTTCCTGAAACGGTTTAAACTTTTTCTAAATTCAGCATCACCATTTAAGCCTGTGACAAACTCAACCTGCCTCTCTGCGCTTTTCATAGATTTTATATTTCTATTTTTATCAAAATTATATTTGTAGATGTATATAGCTGTGGGATTTATCAGTTCCTCTGGAAAGTCTTCACGGTTCATATAGTTAATACTGTCCTGAATAACACTTTCAATAATAAACTTAGTCTTTAGTTCATTCAATCTCACATCAGATATAATTTTTATTTTTTCATAAACTTTGTTAATTATTTCAGTCAATTCTACCACCTTTTCAAAATAGAAAAAGTATGGCATTTAACCATACTTTACCTACGCTTCAATTGCAACCAGACCTTTTACTTTGTTATTCAGAATGAAACAGTCATAATAAAATCTACCTAGGAATAAAGTTCCTGAATAATTTTCTGAATCCGTAACTACTCTGTATTCAGCTAATTTTACAGGTGCAACCGTTGCCGAATTATGTCCGACTAAACAACCATAATTTTTAGTTGTAGCTCCGCCTGCCCCCGTTTTAATTTCCATCCATTTTTTAGTAACTCTTACTATCGGCACTCCGTCAACCATTCCTACTAATCCGTTTATCTTTATGTTTTGACCTATGTCTGATGCCTTTACAAAATTCTCATCCTTTTTCAGTTTTGTTAAAAACTCAGGCGTGACATAAGCAATTCTGTTCTGAGGTATATCCGCATCATTCAGCTTCTCCTGTGCTTCCAGGAATTTGTTGTATGCGTTGTTGGCCGCAAGTCCTGTTACTGTCTGTGATTTTGTATCGCAGGTCTTAAGAATTGTTTCAAATCTGTACTTCTCAATCTCAGGAATTACCCTCTCCCTTAACTGTCTTGCCAGTACTTCTCCTGCCTTAATTTTTGTTTCATCCTCGTCCATTTTGTCCAGCAGTATTTTAAACCCCCTGTCCTTAGTCAGTGTCATTTCCTGAACTGAATTCTCCAGGACGTCCGCATTTCCATAACCTGTGTTCCTGTTATAATCTCTATTATCAACTGTATTAATCGAAGTCACTTTTACAGTTTTAGCTCCTACGAAGGTGTAATCATTATTTACTATTTTCTGTGATACTGCATCACTTGTAAATCTTTCATCAATCTTATCTGCAAATATCTGCGTGTAAACCATTGCCATATTTTAATCATCTCCCTTTTAAAATTAAAAAGAACTGAAAGCCTTATCAAACGCTTCAAGTCCTGTATCTTTTTTATTTTCTTCTCCGTTGCTTCCACCATTCAGACTGTTCGGTACTCCCCCGCTCTGTGTTTTGAGATAGCTGGATAGACTCTCGGAAAAAGATTTCACGCTGTTTTCAATTTCTTCTTCCGTGTTCCCGGAAATACTTCCTAAAAAACTGTCAGGAATTTTATATTTTCCTAATGCAACTTTTTTCAGTTCATTAGTTTTCATAGTTGCAAGCTCCGAATTTGAACTTTCAAGCTGTTTCTGAAGTTCAGCAAGGCTCTTATTATACTTCTCTTCTGCAGTAAGATTAGCATTATTGATTCTGGCCTCATAATCTTCAATAGTTTCTCCGTGTTTTCTTTCCAGCTCTTTTTTCTCGCTCTCAAATTTTTTAGTGAGCCTGGCAACTCTCTCTTCAATCAGTTTGTTTACTTCCTCCTGAGTGAATGTTTTTATCTCTTCTGACATAACTGTCCCTCCTGTTTAAAGTCCTGTACGACTATTATTTTCGTCCAGATGTTTAATGTCCCTCAGTACGACAAATAAAAAAAAGAGAGGTTTTAATCTCTCTTTTGTCAATATCCTTAATTCATTTTTCAGTTGTTTTATTAAAATTTCTTCTGGAATATAAGAAAAGATACCTGCATTTAGCACAAGTATCTTCTATCTGCTCGATAAAGCTAAGGTAGGGCTGACGATCCTACATCTCCTTCCGATTATGGGGCGACGGTGTCACTCTCACGTCCTCATAGCTCTCTCTATTTTTTATAATTATACCTTTTTTTTTGATTTTTGTAAAGCTGTTTTTGCTTCTCCAAATATTTATTTAACCTGGAATTCTTTATCTCATGAGCAGTAATAGTTGAATTTAAATATCTTTTATGTTCTTTTTCTTTTAAGACACTTAACTTAATAACTATATTTATATTCTTTTCTTCAATCTTTTTGATGTTCCAAATAGTATTCTCGTTTTTACTATCTTTTAAAACATAATCCGGATTATTCACTGCTTCTATGTAATTATTTTTAAGTATATCTACAACTTCAGGATGTCTTTCTTTTATATGTTCTAATCTTTCATCTCTCAGAATAACTTCGTTACCATTTAGCTTACCGAATTCCTTTTCAAGTACGTTCATGACATCTGCACTTAACTTACTTCTTGCAAAAACACCATCACTTTCATTGTTCTGTAATTCCTCCTTTGGTGTTTCGTTAACTGAATCAGATCCAATATCAACATACTCGTATGGTACAGTAGTACTTCTGCAATTCGGATGCATCGGTGGATAATTTTCCCCTTCCGTTGCATTTTCCGTTTTAAATACTTCCCCGTTAAGATCCGAACAGGTGTGACTTGTCCTGCTATCCAGTATCGCCAAAAACTGATATTTAACAACTCCAGCATCTGTGTATCCCATAAGCGTTGCCTGATTCTGAATGTAGTTTGTCTCGGTTCTTACTAACCTTTCAGCATTTTTATAACTTGTCTCAAACTTTTTAGCTATATTTTGTGACATAGTTCTATAGTTGATACCTTTATTCAGGCCAATAAGCACTTCATTTTTTATTGCTTTCGCCAAATTGTCAGTATTACTCCATATTCTGCTTGAATAGTTTGATCCGCTCCATTCCTGTTCCAGTGCCATCTTTACTGTACCGCTGCTGATTACACCTTTTTTAAAATTCAGATCCTCAGTAAGTGATGTGTAAGTATCGTTATAGACCTCAGTTAATGTATCCGTCACTTTATTATTGATTTTCTCCCCAGCCTGTATAAGTTCATAGTCAATACCGGCTTTTAAACTGTCCAGTCGACTGATACGGCTCCTGTATGCCAGTGTTTCAAGTTCAACCGACAGTTTCCTGAATTCAACAGGATTAGTTTTTTTTAACCTTTCAATTTCCTTTACATATTTCCCAATATCGTACCTCCATTGTTTATATTCACTGCCACGAAGCAGTGTACTTGCCTGAATCTTGTCAACACCTAACTTTTTTAACTCACCCTGGTATCTGCCATAAAGCTGTGCTATTTTATCATCTATTTCCTTTTTACTTTCCTTAAGTATTTTTACATACTCCTCATATACCTGACTGCCCTTATTGAACGATAACTCTTCTCTTGCGAGCTGTCTTTTCTCCCAATATTCTTTATTATTCATTTGCTAACCCCTTATATTCCAGAGGCTGTTCGGTCTGATTTTCTTTTTCAATCTTCTTCAGTTCCGCTTCAGTATCTTCAATGAAAGGTAACAGTGAGATTAGACTTTCCTGCGATACGACTCCGTGTAGATTTGTTATGACGTTGGAAAGCTCAACTAAGTTTTCAGGAGTATTTCTCGTAAATATTTTCTGAATGTCCAGCGGTACCAGATTCAAATTAAAATAGTCTAAAATTAATTCCAATCTTTCGTTCAATGCTTTTTTAAAGTACATTTCTTTTTGTGCCGATAACTGCTCCAGTGCTAACAGTTTATACCCTAACGCAACCCCTGAACTGTTCCCTGCAAACTGTTCATCTTGCATATCAGGTATGAAAGAAAATTTGTGTATGTCCTGATTTAATCTATTTTTATTGTTTTGGGAATATGTATCATTTACATTTTTTATCAGCCATTTAGCATCTCCGTTTTCTCCCAAAAGCATCACTTTATTTTTTTTCAGACTTTTTATATCCTCTTCATCTGTTCCCTGCATGTTAGTCAGTACAAGGATTGCATCCGTGAAGTCCTTCATGTCATCCAATGATGTTGACACCGCTTCATTATATCCGTCAATCAATGTGATTACTTTTTCAAAATCTCCCAGTTTCCGCTTGTTGTTAGCAAATTCAATAAGCGGTACCCTGTTAAATCCATGCAGTTTGGTTTCTCCCTGTACCTGAGGTGTCAACACAATCCCTTTATAATCCATCACGGAAGTGAATGTGCTGGCAGTCACGGTTTTTTCGTCGTAAATCTCCAAAGTATATACATACTCGTTATTTTCGTTTTTCTCTCTGCTCCAACGGACTGCATATTTAATATTTTTATCTATCGTATTATCCCTTATGACAAATACATCCCGGGGATCCAATGCCTTAAAGTTTATCGTGTTATCTATGTTTTTATACCACAGCTCATATGAGCATCCAAAAATTGAACAGTTTTCCGCATGTTCAAAGTTACATTGCTGTTCTTCCTCCGTAGCTAAGTATTTTCCCACCATTTCGTATTCGTTTATCAGATTTTCCTTTAACAGCTTATAATTTATATTTTTCCCGATAAAATAAGCTGTCGCTATTGTTGTTATGTAGCTCGGAAAATTGTGGACTATCTTACTGTCCTGTTTTTCCTTAAGCCTATCCTGTTTTTCCAGTATTTTATGTTTCCCTGTATAGTAATCCTCCAGTTTCTGCAATCTCGTCAATCTGTTCGCTAAAAAGTCCCATAATGCTTTTTCCAGTACTGTTATTTGCACTTATCTCACCCCCAGTATATTTTTATTAATCGTAGTCATACGGTTATTTCTCATGTAATCCTCAAGTGCGTATCTCATGGCATCCATCAGATGGTTATAATCATCTACCGGCTTATTAACTGTTTCACCGAATTTATCTTTATCCCAGCTGTAATTACTTATTTCGGTTATAAAATTAACACATCTGGGATGAATGTAAATTTTAAAATCCTGGATAAACTGTATCCCCGCATTAACACTATCTTTACCTTTCCTTGAAGCTTTTATCCTTATAAGTCCTAAACCTCTCAAATGTTCTATGCTCTTTGGTTCCTCACTATCGGCAGTTATTATTTCTTTTCTAAAACCTAGTTTTTCTATACTGGTGTAAATAGTTGTGTTTTGCATTCTTTTTTCGTATATTTCATCAAAAACATAAATTTCTTTTTGTTCCATATCCACTATCCCACAAAAAAAAGCAGCAGGGTCATTGGTATAACCAAAATCTAGCCCAAATACTGCATTCGCCTTTCTTCTTTTATTTAAAATTTCTCTCCAGTCAAATTCCTTTTCTTCCCAGTTCTCATATACCAGTCCTTCAACTATTCCCCAGTTCCCAAGCCCTGCAACCTGATAACGCCGTGGATTGTTTTTCTTCATGTCCTCAAACAGCTTTTTATCGCTTTCGTCAAGCCATTCGTTGCACATGTAGTTCGTTGTCTTTGCCATTATGTTTTCATCTTCGACATCAAAAAATCTCTTCTTAAGCCAGTGCCGTTCATTCCAAGGGTTGAAAGTAATTGTTATCTGTTTGAATAAAGGCTCTTCCACTACTCCTCTTATACTCTCGTCGAGCATATTAAAATCTTGTTCCCTGTTTATCTCATAAGCCTCTTCAACCCATGCCCAACATAAATTTCCAGTTTCAACTGTTATTGAAGTAACTTTAAGCGGATCATCCAGACCTCTGAATAGGATTTTTTGTCCCGTTGGAATATAGATAATTTCAAGTGGACTTTCTTTGATACTCCAGTAGTCGTTTACCTGAAGTTTGTTTATTGCCCATTTCAAATCTGCAAAGCAGCTATCTTTTAAAGTTCTATATACTTTTCTTATAACTAATAAGTTAGAACCAGGATATTTCATTAGTGCAAAAATAAAAAAAAGAGCAGTTGTTTTGCTCTTCTTACTTGCCCTTGACCCTTTCACAACTTTATATCTGCCCTTGAAATTCCAAAAATCCTTGTATCCTTTTCCGACTACTTCAGGCAGTCTGATCTTCTTACTCTTCAAGTTCGCTTTCACCTACAATCATGACTGGAATAACCCCTTCAACTTCAACTTTATCAGTATATAGCCTATATCTTTTACCTAAAAGTTCGGCCGCTTTCAGTCTATCTTTTAAATCTGCATTTTTAACTATTTTTTCTGTTACTGATTTTCCAAACCCTCCTACTACAACTTCTTCGGTTACTTCTCCTCTTAAAGTTGCAGTTAAGAATTCAAGTATTTCCTCAGCTTTTGCTATTCTGTTATTTGCAATTTCTTCTGTTATTTTTTCTATGTATTTTGAAACGTTAGTATTTTTTAGTAATTTATCAGCATTTACTCCTGCATATTTCTCTTTGTACCCAGCCTTTATTGCGGATTCAGTAGCATTTCCACTAGCTACATAATATTCACAAAAAGCTTTCTGTCTTGCATTTAATTTCAATGCTACTTCACCTCATTTCTTGTAAATAAAAAAAGACAGCTCTTATACTGCCTTTGGTAGTCAGGTGTATAGTTTGCAAAACTCACCTCGACAAAGTTATCTCAAATTCTAAAACCTCATTTTATCATATTATAACATATTAAAAAT